CGCATCATCGTTGGCAAGAAATCCCGGTTGGTTTTTGTAACAATATCCGTCCAGGATGGCGCCGAACTATTCCCATACAGCGCAGCTGCATCTTTGGCTATGGAAGCCCACCAGGAATAGGTTGTAGCGTTGATTGTGCCAACGGTGCCTGTGGTGTTAATTATCAGATCGTACAGTGTCCCGAATTCTTTTGCGCTGGCTGAAGTGGTTTTGAAGAACGCGGTACCGAATTCATCTTTGATCGTCTTCTGGCAGATCTTCGTTTCCGTTTTCAGCAGATTAAATATGGCCTCGGGGCCTGTGTTTTGTACTTCGGTTTCCAGTCCGGACAGCGTAATCGTTCCTGCGCACTGTTTCCACTCGAACTCGGCAGCCGTGAGCTTTTCTTTCGGCGCCAGGGTAAAGGTATCCCACTCAGAGTAGAATTCAGCTCTACCTTTAGCGTAAATGATCGGCTCAACGATCTTCCGGCCAGTAGCCGGTTTGGATTTCCGAAGCATCGTATACATCAGAACATTGGACGTGAAAATATTATCCCGAAGTTTCGGAACGATACTCTCCCTGGTCGTTGTACTGATGTTATCCCAATTAAGAGTCAAATAACTCTCCTTTCAGGTTTGGATTACATATTGAGATAGTTTTCCAAAGCCTGATCAGCAGCGTCGTCTATGGTCTTGGGTTTTTTACCCTTGGCAGTTTTAGCAGCCTTCGATTTGGCGGTAGTTGTTTCGCCAGCATCTTTGGCGCTAGACTTAGCCTTCGAAATTCCGAGTTTGACTTTGCCGTACAGTTCGAACCAGGCATCCTTCAGCGACATAGCAACGAATATTTCATCGTCTTTATGTTTTTCGTTATGCTCGTTGGCGAATTTGATAATCTTGTCGATGTTCTCATGATTTGGTTTCTCGGTAGATCCCAGGTTGTCAGGATCCCAATCGACCAGCTCACCAATCGCTTTTCGCGCAAGTTCCAGGGCCTGGTTCTGTTCGGCATCTTTGTTTTCGAGGACATCCAACCGTTTTTCAACATCGGTTTTCTGCTCCTGATCAAATTTCAATTCACGGAGAGGATTTTTCTGGCCAAGTTCCTGATAGTGTTCATCCAGGGCAGTCATAACTTTTTCGTCCTGAGTCATAGCTTTCAGATTTTGGGTAGACTTACCGAACGCTTCACGCTGAGTTTTCAACAGCTCGAAAGCAGTTTTATTCTCTGTGGCACGATCGGTATTGGTCTTATTCCAGTTTTCCTTGTTAAGATGGTCCTCAACGGCAGTTTTCAGCTGTTCAGGGTTGAACTCTGTTTCCTTGCCATCTTTATCCGTGTATTTGAAAGGCTCTGGTACCGTTTCCGATTTGGAAGTCTTCTCTTCGGAAGTTGCTTCTTCTCCGGCAGGCGGTTTCTCACCTGTTTCGTCAGCAGGCTTTAGTTGCTCGTCACTAGTGAGCGAGGCTAATTGCTCCGGACTGAGTTCGATAGTCTCTATATCTGTGACTACCACATCGTTTTCGTTTGGTCCTGGCATAATGCCGATCTCCTTGTCAGTTGGTCCTTCCAGACGCTGTTTAGAAGAAAAAAGCCCCGTACACCGGTCGTAAAACCAGTCGTACAGGGCTCCTATTAATTCCCCGAAATGAACCGGGGTTAAATCAGGTAAGCCTGATTAAATCTTTTTGCGTTCTAGCTTTTCATAAGTAGTTATGCTGCCTTGACTGAAATGGATTGTAAGACTCCCGGTAAATGCTGAATCAACCAGGCCCTTGATCAATACCCACATTCTCTTCAGCTTATCCAAGCAGGTCCCAAATTTCGTGAAACATCTTTTCATACTGCTCCACAATGATCTTCCTGGCCCGGGAAACACTGATAACCTTAGTCTTTTCATTGAAAGACGCTGGCGTTTTAGCGTGTTGTTCCAGCGGATCAAGAACAGCCTTTCTCATTTCTGCTTTCTTGGATTCCAGTAAATCGTTAGCCATAATTAAACTCCTGGTTAATTGTTATGCCTGCGGTTGCCCGGCTTCTTCCTGTAAAAGTGCCATTACTTCGGGGTTGGCTTCCGGATTCTGCAGTAAAGCAGCCAGTACCTGGTCCGGATCGTCAGATCCTAACATTTCCTCTAACTCCGGATCCATCTGGCCACCCTGGGAAAGTGATTTGAATAATTCCTTCAACCTGGCTTTATCGCGGATGTTTGGCGCAGCATCGACCATCATATCCAATATTTCGGCTGGCGTACCTTCCACTAGGTATTTTGATAGTGCTGCAAGCTCTTCAAATTCGGCTTCCTTATTGTACGTTAGATAATCACCGATCGATAGCTTGACCTCGAATTCCATATCAGCCGATGGATAAATATCTCCGGTTTCCTGAAAAGTTTGACCTGGTTGTGGTGTATTTAATGCAACACCTAAAAACTTCTGATAATTAACCTGGCCGTTTTCGTCCTGGTGCCGGTGGTATTTCTCTTCGTCGAACATATTCCGGATGATGTATAACCAATGCTCAGTCATTTCAACCAGCATTTCTGACATATCATCGACAGCAGGTTGGACCCTTCCCTCGGATTTTACTTGGAGAGCTTCGACCTTTCTCCCCGAATCACCTGGCCTGGCTTTTCCGCGAGAAGGATCCTGAACCCCTAATATATTGTCCTTACGATCGTTCAAATGATTTAAGAACCCCACAACATCACCCATATTCAGCCTGGGCGGTTCCATCCACTTAACGTCGTTGGTATCTCTGGCGGTAATTCCATCACCTGGTTTGTTGTTCAATTCTTTTGCGGCAACTCGGCCACGCCTGGAAACAATCGGTTTCGGGTTGCCAGTTAAGCGGATATTATCGGTAGTCTGACTGAGAATCATGTTGTTGGCCTTGATCAGCCTTTCGACCTGTTTATACTCCGGACGGCCCCAAAAAGATGAAGATTCGGAATAATTCTTTGTATCGAAATAGGGTGGCCGTTCGTATGGATTCGGTTCATCCAGGCAGATCAAATTCTTTTCACCGTGGGCTATAATTGTATGGCGCCCATCAGGGTATTTTTCTTTGTCACCGTAGCCGATCGGTTCAGTGCCGGTGGTTTCTTCGTTTTCACCGACCGTTACCGACTCAAACACTTCGGTATCATCGGCATACCAACACTCAATGATGATACACTGGCCATCTACACTTGGTTTGCCATCAGGTCGGCCTTCCAGGATATCCTCGCGTTCATTGGCTGTGTCGTGGATCGGAGTTAAAGTACCGTCACCTTCCTCGTCGTCGGCCTGGTCTTTGAAATTGAAAGCGCGATATTCGTCCAGCTCACCTTCAGGTTTAACGTCAACGCCCCATTTCTTCTTAACGTCTGAACAATACATGATAGCAATTTCAATAAAAAATGAATCTTTACATTCCACAATACTTCCGGCAAACGGATCTGGTAAGCACTGGAAGATATCCAGGAGAGAAACTTCAATCTCTTGTTTGCCTGGTACCTTCACGGCCTTTACAATTCCGTTACCATAAGTTTTCAGGGTTCGCCAGTTTTCTCTGATCTTCCGATTCATCCGGTTAACTTTCCAGATCTCATTAAATTCTTTCTGTAATCCCCTGGCGTAATCCATTGCAGCCTGGATTATCTCGGGAGTATGGTAAGATTTGGGTTTTGGGAATACCTCAGCCTTCGGACTGATAGCTGTGGCCACCGGCAAGGTAGTCTCAATCGCTTCGAATACACTGTTATCAACGATCTTCGACTTGTACTTAGCCATTCGATTGTTCTTCCAGTGGTTTCCATACAGGTAATCTTCGGCTTTACGCCATATTGCCAGTTTAGGATCCCGGTGCCGTTTGGCATACAGATACTTGGCCATTACCGACTTCCATAGCTCGTGATCCGTGAAGTTCTTTTTGCTTAATTCTGATATTTTTCCCATCGCGCTATTAGTTTATATTCGGTTGTCAATATCAAAAAACAGAAATGTTGACATTAATCTGGCCCTGCTCAACTATCCATATCCCCACCGCCTGGCTCTTCTTCCGCAAAAATCAGCAGGTCAAGCTCCGGTGGTGTTCCTGTTCGGTAATCTCTTTCTTCGTGCTTGAAATACGTTTCCATCGGTGTTTTCGGTTCTTCCTGGGCCGGTGGCATATCATCATGGCAAACCAGGTACCGAACACAATCCGGTAGGTCCTTGTATTTCGGGACGATAATACCATCAGCAGCAGCACGATCGGAGCCAGCCCTGGTAACTTCCCTTTTCCGGATATAGTGAATCAATCCGTTCCAGGTGTGATAACAGTTTGACAGAATAATCAGGCCAGGTTCACCATCCGGAAGGTTGCCTAACGCCTTTCTAACTTGCCGGTGGCCATACATTATTTCACCATCACCACTCGGAGCGTCATAGCTTTCGATGAAGAAGAAATCACGTTTGTATTTGTCGCCAGCATCAGCAAATACTTCAGCCAGGGAAGTCTTACCCCTGGTCTGCCAGCCAAAATGTCGATCCATTACCCTTTCTTCGATCTTTTTATCTATCTTGAACTTGGCTTCGATTCCGATCCATTCTTTTACTTCAGCGTCCGCGGTCCTGGCTTTCTTCATATCCCAAAACGGCTGCTCAGTCTCTGTTGGGTATTCTGCAAAGATAATCCAGCGTCCTCGGCCTGATTTCTTGATCTCCGGTGTGTATGCAGCCCAAATAGCAGCTGAAGGCCGACCATCGTGCGGATCTACAGCCTGGTAAATCTTTGAACCAGGTGGAATCGGGAAATCTTTCGGATCTCTGAAATGTTTGGCCCTGCTCAACGATCCATAGATGATTCCAGCGAAATACATTGGTTTACCGTAGGCCCTGGCTTCGCGCTCTTCCGGATCGTAGGCATCAACCATAGCATCAACGATCTCAGGGTCCAGGTGGCCGCGGATACCACGTTCCCGACAGGCTTCATATACGGTAGCTTCCAGGTGGTAATAGCCTTTTACATTGTTCTCGACGTTCTTCTTGATCTCATCCAGGACATAGGGTGGACAGTACAACGGAGTCATTGGTAGAATGGTTAAACAACCCAGCCGGCGCCGTGACTTAATCGCTTTCCATAACGGTTCGGGCATTGGCTCATCACCGATGATTATCCCGACGTTGGCCGATTCGTAGGTCTTGGGATCCTGGTCAAATGTTTTAAATGATATTTCCCATCCGTTGATCTGAATCCGGCTGATATAGCTCTTGCCGTCCTTTGATGATTTATATTCACCCAGGGGAAATAAATCTACCACCATGGGGATTACAGTATCCTTTAGGGTCTCAGCTGTGCTGCAATACCATACTTTCTTCGGGAATTTCCACGGCTGGTTAAATACTTTGTGGTGGAACCATCCATTCTGCGCCCCCTTGATGATATTGAACAGGATCTGTAATGCAGTCGTGGTTTTCCCAACGCCATTAGCAAATGTGACCAGGTGGACCGGAATCTTGGATTCTTCCATCGATTGGGCCACAGTGTTGATAAATTGCTCCTGGGCGCCGTTTGGACAGTAATATTTAAGCTGGCTAGCTTCTTTGGCCAGCTGGTACTCTTCGTACTGCTTGGCCGTTAGTTTTTCTTTGTAATAATGGTCCTGGTGTTGGACCTTTGGGAGTGGTTTCAATCTACTGACTTTAAAATCTTATCTACCCGATCGAACAAATCCTGTAGTTTCCCGGCTGCAGTATCGCCAATATCATGTTCAACCTTATCGCGCCACCGCTCCGGGCGCCGGTTCTTCAGCCAGATAAATGCAGCAGCTGTATCAGGGGGATAGTGTTTGATGTACTCTGTCTCTGTAATCTCACCTTTGTAGTTCGAAATGTGTGTGGCTTTGGCCCGGTATCCTCGCGCCCGCTGGAAGAGTGACGCCTCGATTTCATCGTCTGGTAAAAGTTTGGCTTCCTTTATGGACTGACATACCTCTGGGTAGTCAATTTTCCATCGATTAAACGTTCTTTCTGTAACCCCAAGTTCTTCAGCCATTTGCACATCAGTAAAGCCAGCTAGCGCCATAAAATAAATATATTTTGCGAATATTGGTTCGTACTTCAGCTTACCCATTCCAAATTCTCCGGATAAATCTTTTGGTTATCAATTTTATTTGCAGCTTACGGAATTGTCGCTGGTCCTGGATCTGCTGATCGTATTGGTTGTGGATGGCCACCAGCTGATCGCAGCGCTGATCTATGATAGAATTTGCTTGAAATCCCAGGGCAATATCAGGAATCGTCTGACGTGTCTTCACGGTCTGCTTCCAGGTCTTGGATTGGAATATCGTTAATGGTGCCAGGAGTAGGTCCTAGTCGTTCAATTAATCTTTGGACAATAGAATCTTCGCTTATTTCATTGGGTGGATCTCCGATTGACTTGGTCATGGTGGCGTAGGTTTTACTCCATATTCGGTTGGTAACCAGGGATCCGATAAACAAGAATACCAGGGCAACAGCGATATGTGAGATTACCAGTAACATTTCGCAAAAGATTACATGCCCAGGTTAATCGGTAGCAACCGGAATGTTGACATTAACAATTAATTGTAACAATACGCATGAT